GAAGACAAGCGATTAGTCAGTAACGATCTTTACTTCGCTGACCTTAATGACTGCGTGTGGTACGCACAAACTCTACACAAGCAGGGAGAAAAAATAACTTCCTACTGTTTACCTAAACTGATTGACAAAGATACAAAGGTGTATTGATGGACCCCATCTCCGCAATGGCAACTGCTTCGGCAGCTTTTACAGCAATCAAAAAGGGTTTTGCTGTAGGCCGTGATATCGAACAGATGGCTGGTGATCTGTCTCGTTGGATGGGGGCTATGTCCGACCTAGATCAAGCAGAGCGAGAGGCTAAAAACCCCCCGATATTTAAGAAGTTGTTTGCCGGACAGAGCGTGGAACAGCAGGCTCTTACTGCTTTCGCAAACAAAGAAAAAGCAAAACAGCAACGATACGAACTGCAACAATGGATTTCTTAGACGATGGGCAAGTCGAAGTGGGACGCACTTGTAGCAACAGAGGTTCAAATTCGTAAACAGCGTAAGGAAACACTTTACAAACAACGCGAACGAAGACAGAAGTTTGTAGAGATTGTAGCGTGGATAATGTTAGTTACTGCTGGTGCTGCCGCCCTTTACGCCTTCGTTGTATTTATGAAGGGACAAGTTGCGAACGCGGGGTCTTTGCCAAGCCAGCCTAGCCATGTGATTTGTCGTCTGAAAGCGTGTACTATCATAGATGACAAGCGTGTGTGCGTCTATCACGGTCCACGAAATACAGTAGACACACTGTTTTTAGACAAGAATGAATGGTTCCCTAGAGAGTTTCAGTGCAAGTACATGCCTAACTCCAAACGTCCGCCCAGCATACAGGATACCTTTGAAGCAATCCGCAAGTCCCAGAAGAAGTAGATTTTGCTTGCATAGTTAGTGTATTTGTGATAAAATAAAGTATTTAGAGGGATGTAAGATGCAGAAGCTTGCTATCGAAGCACTAAAACATAAATATACAGCGGAGATGGCTGATGCAGAGTTTGTATTCGCAATTTACCTTAAAAATGCTGTTGGCGTGGGTGAACATCCGGGTCTGCTGGAAGAGATGGATACAGCGCTTAAAAAGTGGGGAGACGCCCAAGATAAATTAGCCGCACTGGCTAGGCTAACAATGGAGATGGATGATGGCACTGAAGAAGAGCCAACGCTCTTTGAAAGCGTGGACTAAGCAAAAGTGGAGGACTAAAAGTGGCAAACCGTCCACCCAAGGTCCGAAAGCAACCGGGGAGCGGTATCTACCGTCTCGTGCCATTAAGGCACTATCGTCGGCGGAGTACGCAGCCACCACGAAAGCCAAGCGGAAAGCTACTCGCGCCGGTAAGCAAGTGGCCAAGCAGCCCAAGAAGATAGCGAAGAAGACTCGCGCATATCGAAAGACACGCTGATGCCGATTACAAATACAGCTTCTAAGCTAGTAACAAAAGCATCCGACCTTACTGGCACAGGTCAAGTTACACTCTATACTGTCCCGGCAAATCACACTTCGATTGTCCGGGCACTTATCGTAGGTAATTCAGACTCGTCAGCACGTAATATTCTTGTGCAATGGAATGACGGATCAACGACTACAAATATTTTTGAGGCACGTGCAATCGCGGCCAACTCTTCAGAGGCATTAATTAACGACAATGCACCTCTGTATCTTCAAGCGGGGAATATCGTTTACGTAACGGCTACTACCGCAAACACGCTACTAACAACGATATCCGTAGAAGAATACTACGATCCTAATCGTTAAACTGCCTAATAGGGAGAATCCAAATGGCAATCACAACTGCAATGTGTACTTCGTTTAAGGGCGAACTTTTGGGCGGCGTACACGATCTCGACACACACACAATTAAGCTGGCTCTTATTAAAAACGGAATGAGTGGCACATACGGTGCTGCAACTGCTAATTACTCTGACGTGACTGGTAATTCTGACGAAGCTAGCGGCACCAACTACAGCGCTGGCGGACAGAACCTTGACGGCGCTGCTATCGCTACTAGCGGCACTACAGCGTTCTTGGACTTTACTGACGAAGTATTTAGTAATGTAACAACCACTGCTGCTGGCTGCATCATCTACAATTCATCTGCGTCTAACAAAGCAATCTGTGTGATTGATTTTGGTGGCAACGTACAGGCGACTGCAGGTGATCTAACAATTCAATTCCCTACTGCTGACGCATCTAACGCCGTTGTCCGCATTGCGTAAGGGATAGGCTATGTCCTTTTTCGGCACTAACGACGCTATCTATGGTTCCGGTGCGTATGGTTCGGCCTCGTATGGTCGCACCACACCCATCGTAATTCCTACAGGCGTTAGTGCCACGGGTGCTGTAACTGCTGCTGATGCAGTAATTACAGTTACTATCGGAAGTGTTAGCGCGACGGGTGCTATTGGGGCTGCGACTTTTGCCAATGATACAGTAGAGGCACTGGGGTCTGTCGCGGGAACGACAGCGCTAGGCTCACTAAATGTGTCAGCAGGAAAACAACTAACTGGTGTATCCGCAACAGGCTCTATCGGTGACATATCCGCTACGGCATTCTTCGGTATCAACGATGCCCTATACGGTACGGGTGTTTACGGCACGGCTATATACGGTCAAGTCACGTCACAGCTTCAGATGCCTTCACTGGTGGCTACCGGCGGAGTCGGATCAGTCAGTGTCGGTACTGGTAACAATGTAACTGGCGTATCTGCAACTGGCGGCGTTGGTTCTGTAATAACCGTACCGTTCATTATAGACGGGGTACAGGGCACAGGCGCAGTATCTGCAGTTGTTGGCTTTGTTATCACATACTTTGATCTTGGTAGTGTAGCTGCTACAGGTCAGATAGGCACTGTTGAGCCACAAATAACTGAAGACCTTGCTGAAAACCCAATTCCAAGTGTGTTCGCTACAGCTAGTGTCGGTGGCGCATTCGTAGTTCATGTTGTCGAAAAATTAGCTAGTGCGCCAAGCACTGCTTCTCTTGGGACAATCACGACTAGCGGCGTGGTAACTGCATTTGTTGCAGCGAACTACAGTAGGCAGCGCACCTTGAAGATAATCCCAAGCGAGAAGGCTGCACAAAGAAGGAAGGCTGCGTAATGGCTTTGAAATGGCCCGATAAAGACCCAGACGAACAGTTAGACTATTCTGTTGATTGGGAGAACGCACTGGGACTGAACACCATATCTAGTGTCACTTGGAAAGTGCGCGATGCCGATGGTAACCTAGAGACGTGGACTGATGCGGAAATAGTCAACGGACTGCAGCGCGTAAGTGCTACAAACACCACCACAGTTGCCACTATCGTGTTAGGTAGTGGTACTGCTTTCACTACCTACAAAATCACATGCGCCGTCACGGCCAGCGATCAAACGCAGTTAGAACAAGAGATTCGACTGCGGGTTATAGAGAGTAGATAATGGCTTACGATTACTTAGCATTGGTCAACGAGGTGTGTCGTCGGTTGAACGAGACAGAACTTTCATCTACTACTTTTGCAACATCGACGGGATTCTATTCTCAGATTAAAGACAGCATCAACGCTGCAGTTCGTGACGTTAATCAGAAGCACTTCAACTGGCAGTTCAATCACAACACAGACGAACTTACTCTTACTGCGGGTCAGATGAGATATCCTCTGCCTGATGAAGCAAAGTACGCAGACTTGGATACTGTCAGGATTCAACGTAACGAATCATTGTCTCTAGGAGAAGGCCGTAAGCTGGGTGTACTTAGTTACTCAGAATACCTGTCAAAGTTTATCGACCAAGAGTTTGAGACCGATGCCACTAAAGGTACTGTTCCGGAGTTTGTCGTACGATCTCAGGATGGAGATATAATAGTCGCACCCATGCCGGATAAGGCATATACCATTGAGTACGAATTTTTTATGTTTCCTGCAGACTTATCTTTACACGATGATGTTCCCACTATTCCTTTCAGGTTTAAACACGTTATCGTGGACGGGGCCATGTATCACGCCTACATGTTCAGAGACAACTTAGAATCGGCGCAGCTTTCACTTAGGAAGTTTGACGACGGAGTAAAACAAATGCGTACGCTACTCGTAAATGAAAACATCTACGCACGGGCGGTGTAATGCCAGATCGTTGGCAGACATACCCCTTTGAGTTTAAGGGAGGTCTAATCAGTAACCTGTCACCCTATCAGCAGGGTATACAGGCTCCGGGATCAGCCCGTGTACTGGTTAATTACGAGCCGTCGGTATTCGGCGGGTATCGCAGAGTAGAAGGATACGCCAAGTTTGATACCGCTGCTGTCAGCAATAGTAACAATATTCGCGGACTTATTAAGTACGGCAACCACGTCTACGCAGCCCGTGGCAACGATCTGTTTCGGTCAACGGGGAGTGGGTGGACATCTATCAGTGACAACGCCGCCTACAGCAGCGCAGGTATAACCCTTGGCGGTAGTGGCAGGGTACGTTTTTTAAAGTACAACTTCGACGGCACAGAGAAGCTGCTTGCAGTCGATGGCACTGGTAAGCCCTTTAGGTTCACTGGATCAGTCTTTTCGCAGCTTTCTAGCCTTCCAGCGGATACGTCGGGCGCATCACATGCAGTCAATTTTAAGAACCACATCTTTTTAGCCAACGGAGAAAACGTAGTTTTTTCGGCACCCTACGAGGATGATGACTTTACACCGGCAAGTGGTGGTGGTATAATAAACGTAGCAGATACTGTGACTGATCTTATTGTCTTTAGAGATCAGCTTATTATATTCGGAGAAACAACCATTCACAGGCTGGCAGGGTCTAGCCAAGCAGACTTCCAACTGGTCCCTGTGTCCCGCGACTTAGGCGCGGTAGCTGAAGACACTGTACAGGAAATAGGCGGCGATATCATGTTCTTGGGTCCGGATGGACTGAGACTGTTTTCTGCCACTGACAAGATTGGAGACTTTAGTCTTGCCGCTGTGTCGAAGACTATACAGGCGGAGATTCTTGACCTTGTATCTAATAGCACCGCGTTTGCTAGTACAGTAGTTAGAGAGAAGAGTCAATACAGAATTTTCGGATTTAGATCGGCGTCAACAAACGACGCTTCTAAGGGAATAGTCGCCACACAGTTGCAGGACAATGTGGCCTTTAACGAACTTAGAGGGTTCAAAGTATTCTGCGTAACGTCGGAGTACAGCGGGTCCGCAGAAGAAATCTACTTCGGGGGTAGTGATGGGTTCGTATATCAGATGGAACAGGGGAACACTTTTTCGGGGTCTAACATTGTGGCGACGTTTGCCACTCCGTTTGTTCC